GGTCCGTTCCGGGGAGCAATGTTTTACCGTCACACGAAGAATATAAACCCTCGCTTAAGAGATATTCTTTTCCGTCCCTTGCTTGGTGGCAGGTTCTCCACCCGTTCATCCGAAGCGGTTCGCCATATCGCTTTCGTAATCCCAAGATTCTGCGCCCGTGCTTTACTTGTTAGACTGTTGTAAAGTGCTGATCTGCGTCCTCGCAACCATCTTCGCGTGTCCCTTGCGCTGCTCAACCATGCCATCAAACTGCTTCATGATCTCCGGCAGTCCTTTGCCCTCTGCCATTTGCCGGAGTGTCTGACTGGTCCACTGTTGCAAGGTATCGTCGCGCATTTTCTTGATCCACTGCATCGTTTCGAGCTGGTAGGCGTTGATCTGAGATGTTAGACCCTCAGTAGCCTCAAGCTCTTCGCGGCTGATTCCGATCTTCTCCTCGGCGCGGCGGTAGAACTCGGCTCTGTTGCGATTATCAACCTTGCTTGTGTATTTTTTAGCAAGATTTTCAATGCGCTTATCGTCAAACTGCTTCAGCAACTTCCTTCGGACTCGTGCGGCCAGGGCCAGAAAAATCTTGGCAAAGTTGCCGGTTTGCTGAGCGTCCGAGAATTTACTTATCGTGTCCTGGTTCAGCTCCTTGAGTATCTGAGTTCGCCAGCGTTTCGACATCTGCTCGACCATGTATTCGATAGCGTTGCCGAACTGTCTGATCTCAGACTTTGGCGGTTCTGGAGATTTGATCTGTGCGCCTTTGGGTGCTTTGACTTCACGCTTCATCTGGGGCTCCCGCCATTAATTGTTCAAGGCTCATACCGCCCTGCTCAGGCGTAGGCTCGGGGTCGTCGTCCGGCTTGCCAAACATCTGATCAAAAGCATCAACCTCAATCACGCCGTGAGTCTCAAGATACTTTTCATAGTCAAGCCCCATCTGCCACAACACCTGCGCACTCTTGATAACCTCCGTCTCCTGAGCTACTCTGTCTTTGTCGCTCTGTCCTTGATTTTCCTTGAACCAAACGGCACCACGCCCGCAGAGTTGCATCAGCCGGTTGATCTTGTCGAGCAGGTATTCTGATTGCAGGGCTTTGATTGTCTGCATGTCAACTTGCCTGTCGCCTTCACCGGTTGCGCTCAGGCCTTTTGGCGGCTCTCCGACCAGAGTAGATAGTGATAGGCCGGTCACCATTGCCAGCCGTCGGAGGGTAATCATGTCTGACTCGGCCAAATTGGTTAGCGACTGGGATATCGACGTTACCACATCCTCTTTGTCCACTATGCCAGCTCCGTATATTGATCTTAGATTCTCAAGCTCAGAGAAGTACTGGATAAGGGTTGACTCTTGTTTGTCGGCAAGAAGATCCTTGAATCCTTCAATCTGGTAAAATACAGTAGAGGACTTTTTCAAGCATGGCCGGAACAGCTCTCTGAACAATCTGATCACTGAGCAGCTCATTACGGATAAGCTCAAATTCTGATATGCCACCGAAGAAATATTCAGGTCCGTCGAACTCAACCGGCTTGAGGTATGTCATATCAATAACGCGGCTCGGATGTAGTGTGAAACCCCGCACCGAGTAGGCTTTCGGTTTGAAGTAGTTCGGGCTGCTTAGGTTGTATTCGACTGACTGAACATAAACCATGTCGCCGCTGAATACCTGGAACCGTACCTTTGACCAGTCATTGATAGTCGGTAGCGGTTGACTCATATCTGCGCCAGGCTCCTGAATTACGATCAGACCGCGCCCGAACCCCAGCATGTATTTGCAAGCGTCCTTGACGTGCTGTTGCAATCGTGCCTCGTAAAAGTCTTTGTCACCCTCGCTCTCGAACTGAAGCGTGCCATTGAGCGCCATTCCTGATTTTGTGCGGATGATCTTACTGCCTACGCCGGTCTTATAGATCGCCCGCAGCTCATCCCAGTCAACGCGGCTGCTGGTCATGCGGTTGGTGGCGTGGGCGTTGCGCCGGTTAGCAAGTTTGCTGGTAAGGCTGGTAAGGCCGTCGGTGAATAGTTTTGGGATGCTCATGGTTTTCCTCACAATATCGTTGAATAGTCAGTGATTGTCGAGACTCCTGGGGCGTACTGTATCATAACTGAGTCCCCAGCGTTAGGAGATTTTGTACCGTTCGGTGCTTTGTTGATTTTCATCTTGCCAACATCGGTAAATCCGTATGTCGGTTGACTCAGCTCATTCAGTAGTGTCTGCCGGTCATTTGCTGGGATCTCTTCGCTTATACTTATCAGATCATCGGGGTTGTAGTCCATCCCCTCGACTACTGCCCGGTAAGTATTTTGAAACCTCGTCCTCAAAGACCACCACCCCTGGGCCTTGAGATTTAGAAACATATCTTTGTTTTTTCTTCCCTTGATCATCTCTTTTTCCGGGTTATGCACGGCCCCTGATCCGCGAAACTGATTGACTTTCTTCTGCTGCTTTGCTGCTTTTCTCTTATCGTTTATCACACGGGCATCACCCCGAACCCGGCCCCTAGGCCATCCGCGTCGTACCGCATTGATTCAAGGTTCTCAGTGTCGCATATCGAGAATGCCTTTTCCACTGTTCCGTAGATGTCTGACCCTTTGCCGCTCCAGATCCGTATAGACTCAATAACAATGCCGTGTGCTGAAACAAAGGCGTTTTTGTCTTTTCCTTCATCCGCTACATCGAGTGACCCCGATCTCTTGCCGGTAGGCTCAATCCCTAATTTCCGATGTGCGCCAATTGCAGCCTGTGCCCACTCTGACGGAATCAGCACGCCTTCGACAGACGCTTGATAGTTGATGTCTATTTCCTGAGCTATTGTAATTGCGTCAAGTTCGTTGCACTGCTTGGCGTACCATTCATCATCTTTGCGCGGATCGTCTCGCCAGTGGAAAGTAAACACCTTCACCATGCCTGAATGCCGCTTCTCCGCGAAGGGGTTAGCCATGCCGTGCGGGGTGCTCACGTCTATCCTGCAGTTTGTTGTCTGGGATAGTGATGCCTCGACAAGTTCAGGCCTCTCTAAAAACGCTGACTCATCAACAAAGTACAGAGATGATCTATCCCCCCGCCCGATTCCATCCCCAGCCTCCCCGCTGATACTCGAACCGGTGTGCGCGAAGTTGATACGCATGTGCGGCGCGTGCTTGCGTGGATCCCAGTCAGGACGGAACTCAGGCGGCACATTCTCGATAAACTTTCGAGCCTTCCAGAACAGCGACTTTGGGCTGCCGATCCGGTCGACATATTCTTCCTTGCGACTACCGAAGCCAATCACCACGCCGTCGTTAAAAAGACATAGTGTAGATGCCAGTCCGACAGACAACCATGATAGCCCCATGTCACGGGTTTTTTCGGTCAGTCCGTTCTCTTGACCTTTCCATCTATCCATCGTCCATTGTATCCATTCGCGCTGACGTGGGAAAAGAATAAAGGGGATTAGTGCAGGAAGACCCCGCTCTACATTTCTCGGATCGACGGTTACTCCCCAGTCTGAGATAAAGTCTGCGGGGTTGTCTCTGTAGTAGCTGCGCAAAGCAGGTATGCAGGCGGGATTCTTGCGGATGCGGTTTAGCCGCCCTACTCTGTCAGTAAAAACGGGTATATAATCTGGGTTTTTAAAGTCGAAGTCATTCATCTTTACCCATGATTTTTTGGTATTGCTTCGCGGCTTCGATTGCGTCTACTGCGGTTATAGCTGGTTTGGGTGTCATGCTGCCATCGTTGCTCGTGTGGTTGAGATCTTGCTGGTCCCTTTGACCAAGATACTGTTTCCCCAGCCAAATTAGCATTGTTGGGTTTCTGTCACTTGTCGCTAAAATGTATTGTGCGCGTCGTATGCTCGTTTTTCCCCTGACAGATTTTCTTTTATATAATTCCGAAAAACCTATTCCGTATTTTTTACGGACTGCGGCCTGTATGGTGTCGTCAGTACATCCAAACCACTCGGCAATCTCCACCTGAGTGCATAGCATCCCGCATAGCTTGTCGAACTCGTCCCAGTCTATTTCTGTCAAGGGCCTTCCGTTTGCTTTTGGCTCTTTATTCATAAGGCTCCCATGTATCAAAATCTTCAGAAAAACTTTTTACCCCGTCGAAAAAGTCTTTATAAAATTTATATATCTCTGTGCCAATAGTAATGCATCCGTTTTCAGTCCGTGGGTTTGTGTTTATATTTGCACTACTTTCTATCGCAAAATCAAACTTGGGTCCTGTCCCTGCAAAGATTTTGGAGTGGTTTTTAAAAACACATATCCTCCCGCCCCTATTATGATCTTTTTGAAGTTCCATAAGCATTTGATATTCGCGACGATATGAACCAGGGAATATTTCTCCTACATAACAATCGAGTCTGTCAATTTTACCTTCTTCAATCCATTCTCTTAATTGCAAAACGTCGTCTTGAGCCATACACCAAGTTGACAGCAAGCAATATTTAAGATCCTGCTCCCTAATAATTATCCTCAGATATGACATAGCATCAACATCACCACCTGTTATACAGTGATAGCTAAATCCATTTTTTAGTGGTCCGTTTATTTCATCCAAAAGAGATAATTCTGAAAATGCTCGTCTATATATGTTTTTTGTCTTCCTCGGTAGACAATGTACGCTTTGAGTAGCATCCTCATTTCTGGCACCGCGAGAGCTTTCCTCCTTATCCTCGTTTTCATTCGTATCGAGTGAAAGAGATAATTCTAAATCAAGGAAACCCATATCCATTTTATTTCCTACTTCAAAATCATCGACTGTCATAATACCTCCCGATCCGCTTTTAGTTGTGCCCACCATCGTATGCAGCTGCACGGTTTGACGTGTGGTGGTTTGGTTTGGCGTTTTTTAGTCATTCTGACCCCTCTACTGGCCTAAGCCATTGGTTGATTACTGCTTCAGGAACGCTTAGTCTTGCGGTGCGCCTCGCGGATGATCTTTGGTGCGCAGGCGTTATAGTCAACTATATGGTGCAGCCTCTTTTCCCCCACCACCATGTTTTTGACCTTAACAGCGGATGGAGCATACATTACAGAATACATACTTTTAACGTAAGTCCCTTGGTCTTTATATATATCCGTCAGCCCACCATCGTTTTGCTGCGTTTGACCCTGTGTGAGAGACACGCCCATTAGTGTAAGAATTAATCTACCTCTCATACTCTCAAGTGTCGCCGCAGTGGCGTCCTCATTCACTTTTCCAACAAACGAAACAGGCGCGTCGGTTCGCATGAACATACTGTTCATTGCTTTGCGTTTGGTGCGAATGCTTTTATTGTAATTTGAGTTTTGACCGCCTATATGGTCCCCGCCTTGTGACATAGCCAGACACGCGATATTAGCGGACTCAGCGAAGTCAATCATAACGGCCCAAAGGCTGTCAAGCGAAAGTATCTTTTTGTTGCAATATCTGTTATGATTGCGTTTTTATAGTGAAATGATGTATAGTCGTCGTCTAGCTGAACAATCCATCTCAACCCAATGTCTGCCGCGATTTTTAACAGACGCAGCCCGTGCATATACCACAGCCCTAGTATCTCCACTATTGTCACCATCGTCGACTATTTTAGACCATTCCTTTTTGCAGAACTGCGACACTTCATCAGGAAAGTTAGATTTATATTGGCCATCTTGGATGTCTTCGTCATCTATGACTATGATTATTCTGCCAGTATATCCATGATCCCTTAGCGCCCCGTAGGTCTTTACATTCCCTGCCCGCCCGTGGCTTAGGATTACAGCGGCAAAGTCATCACGCATTAGGGTAGTCCTTCGAATACATATCAGATACCTGGTTTGTAAGTTTAACAAACCCGTCCTCAACGGCCCGGTCATAGTCAATAATGATCAGCGCGGATTGCTCCATCAACTCCTGAATATCGGCCGACGAATGCGCATAAAACTCTGCGATTCGGGAGAAGTTCAAGACAGTGTGTCGATCCGCTGCAATCTCAAGAAACCTACGGATGTCATCAGGCACGTCAGCGGATGCAATACTCTTGCGCAACCGTTGCGCTTTTTCCTCGTCGTATAGATCGGCAGGCGCAGGCTTTTCGCCCCGGATTTCATAAATGGGCGCTTCGATCTTTCGGCTGTAGTTTTCCGAAAGCGTTTCAGGGTCAGGCACTCCCTCAATCTGTAGGTCGGCGATTTCATCCAGCGAGAAGCCTGTTAGCTCCAAATCAAAACCATCGACGCCGAGGGCGTCCAGCTCAACCTGTAGCATTTCGGCGTCCCATTCGGCGAACTCAGAAACCTTGTTCACGCTTAGACGAAAGGCTCTTACCTGAGTGTCTGTCATATCATCGCATAACAACACGGGCACTTCCTCAAGGCCCAGCTTCTTCGCTGCTTTCAGCCGTAGGTGTCCGTCAACAATTGTTTTGTCAGACTTTGCCAGGATAGGCACCCTGAACCCAAACTCACGAATAGCGGCTGCCACACGATCAACGGCGTGGTCATTTTTTCGCGGGTTTCGTGCGTATTCTATAAGGCTATCTGTCGGCCATGATTCAAGCTGCTGCACGGAGTATCTCCATTGGTTTCATTCGCGTTGCCATCTGATATTCTTTAAGTATTGACACCGAAACTGTTTTATAATACGGAAAATCTCTCACAATATAAAAAATTCATCGGTTAGTGGTGTGCCCGGGACTTTTTCCGGGGGGGGAGGGTGATTGTTGAGGATGCCTGTTTATTGTCATCGATATACCCTCCAAGCCACCGTGCGGTGCTGTACCCGGCGGCCATACCCGCTGCGGGTGCAAAGAACAACCCAGACACCGACCCCGTAAGGGCAAGTAAGGGCATGACGCCCAAGGTGACTACCACAGTGACCACCGAGGACAGCATGATCAGTGTCGCGAAGGATATTTTTCGGCGGTGTCATTGTTTTTAGGTCTCCCATAACGATGCGCTGAGTGTGGATGGCAGAAGCAAGAGTATCTATAAAATCCGCATCCCACAAGATCGGTGAGAACTTCGCCGGATACTCCTTTTTCCAGGTCGTGCCTTCCCCGTCTTTCATCTTAGGCGGGTAGGTGTACCGCTTCCCCTTGCTCGTGACGGTGTATCCTACCCTCCAGTGCCTCAGTGTCTCTTTGCTTAACCCCAGCTTTTCAGCCGCTGCCTGCTCAGGGTAAAAACTAGGCTTTGTGACCTTTTGTGTCGGTGTCGGTGTCTGGGTTGTTGCTGTTTCGTCTTTTTTCATTCTGCTGCTCCTTAGTTGTTGTTGTTAGTGAGGATGTCGTTGTTGTTAGTGAGGATGTCGTTGTAGTCAGGTGCCTGATACACCCCTGCCGCTAAGCGGGCTATAACCTCATCACGCCTCCGCCGCGCAGAGCTAAGCGGGTTAGTACCTCGTCACGCCGCCGCCGCGCGGATGCCCTATCGGGGAAGCTACCCCAGTATGACCGTTCAAGGCCCTTTCGTTTGACCTTTACCAAATACCGGTTGCCCTTGTGGTATATGTGCTTATCGGGGCGTGTGTTTTTGGCCTTTATAAGGTCAATTATGGGCCCCTCCGCTTCTGCAAGAGCTAGTACCTTGTCACGCGTCTCCCGCGCAGAGGCAAGATCTGGGAAGCTGCCCCAGTTTGGCTTATAAAGGCCCTTTCGGCGGATCCGTACCCGATACCGGTTGCCCTTGCGGTATATGTGCCTTTCGACGCGCTTTTTCGACGCGGCTTGTTTTGGCCTTTTGTGTCTGGGTTGTTGCTGTTTCGTCTATATGCATCTGGTGCGCACCTTAGATTTTAGTGAGGATGTTGTTGTTGTTAGGTACCTGATACACCCTTCCGGTTGTTGGTTGTTGGTTGTTGGTTGTTGGTTGTTGTTGTTGTCGCACTCACAATGTACAATTAACTTTTCAAAAAGCAAGAACTTTTTTCTGTTTTGAGAACTTTTTTCTGTCTTGAGAAAAAGTTGTTTCTCTAAACATGGTGGTTGTTTGTTTTTTTAGGTGTTTGTAAGGCTTTTCACCTGGGTTTACTGCTATACTTCGTTATGGGTGGACAACGGGTGGTCTATGGGTGGACAAGTATTTTAGGGTTGATGACCCACGGGAAATTACCTGTGTGTAAGGGTTTACAGACTCTTGGACAAGGTGGACAA